CAAAAATTGGAATGACCTGTGACTCAGAAGTCAGGTCAGCTGGTTGAGCCGAGTAGTTCAACTCAACATATTGAGTGCCCGTGTTGGGCGGGTATACATAGAACGCCAACTGATCTTGGTTGGTGTAGATGTAGTTGCGCACTTCAGCCTTAGCTGTGTCAGTGTGCCAGTTAGGGTTGAACCCATCAAGGATTTCACGTGAAACAATACGAATCGCACGGCCCGGTGTTGTGCCGGTAGTGCCCATATTGCGATAGATCGCAAGCAACAGCCACCCATCGTCGGGAATGGTTTGCCGTGTGCCTGCGTCTAATTTAACCACCGAAGTGGTTGATGACGCGCTCGGTTGGATGACCACGATTTGGCGCATTCCATCATTGAGCCAGCTGAGTAGCTCAGCACGAGTCCAACGAATGTTAGCGATGTCAGTAAGCTGAATCGCTGCCTTGTTGAGGATGGTTTGTGCGGTTACCGTGCCCATCGCCTACCTTACGGTGTTACTGCCAGAGCTGCCTGAATTGCTGGAACCTGAGTACCGGACCACAGACCTTGAACAACCAAGTTGTTCGCAGTTGCAGTACCAGCGTCAAGACCAGTAATGCCCAAAGCTTGAGTGTATGTAAAACCTGCAGAAACCAAGCCGTCAATGTTGGCGGTGGTGTCTTCAGCGATTACAGCTTGAGCTTGTGGGAGTGATAAGCCACTGGCGATGAGGTCGTCAATAATTGCCATGTCGTACTCCTAGGTTAAGTTAATGCAGGGAGGGCCGAAGCCCTCCCGCGCCCACTAAGGGGGTGATTAACCTGCAGCGACCAACAGTGCCAAGCCTTTTGGCTGAGCAACTTGGGTACCGTACACGTTCAAGCCGCGCACCAAAGTACCGAAGTCGTTGGGGTTTTGCAAGCTCTCGACCTTAGCGATCTGAGATGCAAAGGTGATGGCAGACTTGTGACCAGCGATCACAGCGTGACGCTTGACAGCAGATGTCAATGTAGCGTCAGTGCCAGTGTTGGGGTTCATCCAAGTTTTGCCAGCAGCGCCGCGTGGAACCAAGTTGCTCACGTACACGGTGAAACGGTCGATCATGCCGATCTTGCCGTTGCGCAACACGCTAGAAGAGTCACCCATGAACTGGGCTTGAGCCAAGTTCGATTGCATCAAGATTTGACGCTCTGTGGGGGTGATGATCAACCAACGATCAGTTTCAGGCACGTTGGCTTCGTCCAACACGCTTGACAGAGCAGTGATGCTCGACAAGATGTTAGAAGCAGTCAAAGTCACGGCAGCCAAGTCGGTACCGAGGTTGTAGCCACCAGAGATCGCACCAGCGGTAGCGCCTTGGTTAGCAGAGTCGCCTTGGTTGAAAGTCGAATACAACACGTCTTTGTCGATGTTGATCTTCATTTGCATTGCAGCGTCGTTGGTGAACATGTCCATCAACTTGGGCTTGGCTTGCAATTCCAACACGTTGTTCACGTTCACACCGAAGTACTTGCCCTTGTTGATCACCAAAGTGATGGTGCTGGGAGCGGGTACTTCATAAGCCAAGTTTTGGCCAACAGAGTAGCTGTTGATGGTGATTGAAGGAATGGTGTTGATGATCACGGTGTCGCCCATGCCGGTGATGTCACCTTGCCAGTCGGTGTTAGCGATTTCGCCAAACACGGTGGCGGCATAGAACTTCTGTGCCAATTTACCAGACCAGAGGGCTGGAATGAATGTGCCTGAATAGGCGGTACCTGAATAGGAAACCTGACCGCCGGGGGTGTTGAAACCACCAGAGTTAATGGGGTAGGTTGCTGCTGCGGTGATTGTGGACATGGAAATGCTCCTGTTGTTAAAAAACGGTTGGTTGTACCGCCATGTCCGTGGGAATCGTTATCGGATTCGGCCTTCAGCTATGGCGGCGTGGATATCTTTTTCAATCTGCACCGCATCTGCCTCGTCGATGAATCCCCGTCTCCACTCAGAGTAAAACGAGTCAATATCCTGCTGGGTATAAACGCGTTTATCCATGTTTGGATTCGTAGGAGCTGGCGACGTACGCGAGCGGGTCGGTGCTACTTGACGCTGAAGTTCTTTGTTTCCGGTCGACTGCGTTGGTGCAGGCGCAAGGGTCTTCTTGTACTGATTGAAGATGGTGGCCGTGCGTGCTGCATCTTTCGCTTCGTATGCGTTGTTAAGCGCAAACTGACGGGGCATGCCGTACACAGGGTCAACTTCTGCCAACCAAGCCAAGAAACCTTGGTCTACGTTCAAGGCTTGCCAATCAGGTACTGCGGTATTCAAAGCGCTTTCATAGCGGTCTGTATCAGACACTACTTGACGCTCAGACACAGTGCCTAGCTTGCCTTTCAACTCCTCGATCTCGGCGCGTAACTGCGTTTCAAGCTGACGGCTGCCCGCCAGTTTCTGCTCAGTTGCACGGTCGATCAAGTCTAGTAGATCAGAGCCAAATGCTTCTTTGTCTTGTTCAGTGATAAGAGTCGTCGTCGAGGCCGGTTCAGGTTGTGCGGCGGGCTGCGCTTTAAGTACTGCGTTGTCGGCTACGAGCTGTCTGATCTGATCATTCATCTCGCGCACTTGCGCGTACAGGCGTGGCACCTCTGCATCAAACTTACCTTTCAGAGAATGGTAGCGTTGCTCCCACGTTTCATCAGGTACCGCTGGCTTCGGTTCAGGCTCTTGCGAAATGGGTTGCGGTTGTGGTTCAGGATCAGGTTGAGGGTTTGCTGGGACTATTGGCTCACCAGTATCTGGGTCTACAGGCTGGGCTCCACTCATCTGCGCTACAAGCGCGTCAGCTTCTTCAACTTGCTGTTGAACAGCACGAGGCAATGACATTTCTATCTCCTTCGCTCCGACTACGCTAAGTGGCTCCAGTTACGGTCTGCCACTTTATCGCTTACGGTCAGCTACTACGTTTAAGTTTTGTTTGGCTTTTGAGCTTCGGCTTTACGGTTAGCTCATCGGCCTCGAAGTTTAGTTAGCAAAGTGGTACTCTCGCTAACAAGGTCAAGGATTTCCTTCACCTGCAATGCGCGGCCCTGAAGCCGACACATTTCATCTTTATCTTTTGACTCACTCAGGCGCTGAAGCGTATCTGCGTGGGCCAGTTGTAAGAATTCTATCAGTGGATTGAACTCTTGGGATTTCAATAGTGTAAGGCAACGAGCGACACGCTCGTCAACTCGCACTGCCATTATTTGCAGAGACCGTCGGTCTTAGCAGAATCTTGGCTGAATTCTTTACCGCCACGCTTCAAGGTGCCGAAGATATCGCCGTTAGAACCACCATTGCCTTGAGAGGCGGGGCCCTTCGACATACCGTCGGTTTTGGCTGAATGCTGAGCGTACTCTTGTGAGCGTGACTCTTTAGGTTGAACTGCTTGCATGGGATTACTCCTTAGTTGATGCGATTATGTACAACATTCTACTGTTGTCAAGACCCAACTCCGCTGATTGGTGCGAAATTGTTTGTTACGGGCGCGCCATTTTCCAATGTAGCACCGGGTTGAGCATTAGGCGGCG